ACGTTATGGATATGCGATAGCACGACTGAACGTATATCAGTGCGAAACAGCAGTGGGCAGTTTAAGGTAGGTGAGACGATCACAGCACCTAATGGTGCTACTGGCACTGTAAAGGAATGGCACAACTTCCGAGAGGTTAATGGTTTAGATATCATAGAGATGGATAGTCCCTCTGGGAATTTTCCAGGTGAGACTGTAACAGGGTCTGAATCGGGGGCGACCGCCGATTGTGTGGCGGGATGGTTTGATAGTCCTGGTAGTACGTTAGTAGGTGGAGTCACAGTACAAACAGAACCCGTTGTAGCGACCCTTAGTGGGTTCTATGCCTATCCCAAGAAGGTTTCCTATACAAAGTACTTAAGTCCTAAGTGTGATACCCTTGTAGAGGTCTGTGGACCGATTGCCGACTATCCCGACGAAAGCAAGGGATGGAATGAGATGTTCTATACGACGGGTGGCAGCTGTGAGTTTACTCAATTCCATAAAGATATGGAAGCTACCTCTGTATGGGGAACAACGGAGCAAACTTGTAGTCGTGAATCAACGTGGCCGATTAATGCTGATACAGGTGTCTATGTTGCAGTACCATTACTAGGGGAAGATGCCAACGGTAATCCTATAGGTATGCAACAGCAAGTGCATCCAGAACTAAAGGAACAAGTAGATAAGTCTTGGAATGCTTGGTTCGATGCAGCAACTGGTATGTGTGATGATGGAGGAGGGTTCCATAGTGCACAACAAATGCAACAATTAGCAGAGGCAATGGATGTTGACCTTGCTTTCAATGCTGATTTCGTTATAGATGGTGCACAACAGACCTATGTTAACCAAATGGATGCTGGACTAGAAGGCGATCCAGGTGACACAGCAGAGTTTTGGAGAGAAGTAAGGACATATAACTGCGATTTTACTGATGTAATTGATATGGAGATCGCTATGGCAGAGAATGCTGATGCGATTATGAAGAATCAACAGACTATAGTGCCATCTACTTGGTATACAGAGAAGATGCAAGAGTGGTCTACTACTTCTTTTAGAGGTGTACCTCCTTCTGGACCTAGAATTAAGTGGAATATCTTTGAATACGTCCCTCATAGTAGAGGAAGAGAGGTATTTCCTTACACTATAGTAGGTGGATGGTACTGTGCTGACCTAGTACAGGGTCAAGTAGGGACTCAAGCAACCCATACTTTCAATATTAACCTCGAATTGAACTCAAATTGGGATACTTACCGTGATTTATTGGCACAAGCTGTCGAAAGACAAGGAAATCCTTATGATGATGTGCTAATTACACAGATAAAATCATTTGTTGACCCTAGTCACGACAAAATTACCGTATTCGATTACGATATTGCGAACTTCCCTGAGTATGGATACCTAGAATTGAACAATTATGAGTATGCTGGACAAGGAATTAGTGACATTACTGCACTAGATCCAGGTTTAGGGTATATGAGTCAACCTACTGTGACCTTTAGTGACCCTGATTTACCTGGTGGTACACTAGCTACTGCGGATGCAATAGTAACAGGAGGGCGTATATACGGATATAAGCTCACTTATGGTGGTAGTGGTTACATACAAAGCCCAATTATTACCGTCTCTGCTCCCAATCCTGACCTAACTGCGACTGCTGATGTGGTTATGGGGAGTAGTTATATGATTAATATCACTATGGATGCGTATCCATTACTCTTTATGGGAGTAAAAGTGCAAGATGATCTAGGTCAAATGGATGAAAGACAGGTACAAAGACTCATTCCCGCCGTAGATTTCCAATGTACTGCGGATGGTACGAACGTACTAGTAGTAAATACCGTGTATACATTCGGTGAAACGTACGATTTAGACGATATACAGACTGGAATGCTCATTGAAGGGTTCGATGATCCAACAATTTACGTACAATCGGTCACTTTAAACGGTTCAACCATCCAAGTTTCCCAAAATGTACCAGCTGGAGTGTATAGAGTGAACACAAAGACCGCAATTCAGATGGATACTGCGTCAAATACGTCTCTTACTGGCGTAGATTTCACTTTTAGTGCTCCTCAAGTGGCAAATGCGACCGCATACACCCGTTTATTCCTCCAATCAGAGACAGGAAGCTCATTTGTTTACGAAAATTCACGTGAAATTGCTCATTTTGATGGAAAAACGCAAAATGAAGACGGAAGTGTCACTCTAAATAACTTATTAAGGCAAAGAAAGCAGACGGAAGGCAAACAACACCTCCGAAATGACCATACTTTCTTGCACGTTTACGTATAATGGCAGCTTTTGGACTAACAACAGGCGTTTGTACGGGTCACGGGTGTTGGCCACCCCAAGGATATGCTCCTTCACCCGTTACAACCGTCAAAGTAACTAAAATTGCACCTCTGGTAAGTACTCAGGTGCGAAATGTGCACTGTAAACCGTGTGGAAAGAACCCTGCGTGCCACCCAGGCACCGTTGGCGTGGGTTGTGCTACTGTAGATGTGGGTGTAGGTGCTCCTTCGGTACCACAACCAGTACCAAAGACAGGTGATAAGGAAACAGATGCGGTACTAGCGAAGATTGGACCTAAGATTTGTCCCACTGGTCTCCCAGCTGCAAAGATCGGAACAAGTATCAGTTGCGGATCAAAGGTTGCGGTAGGGGCACCTAATGTGCTATTATGTGCGGGTGGCAGTTCAGTTTCTAAACTTGCTGCTGCGGCTGCTGCAATTGCAGCTCTGGGGGCGTTCCCAATACTATCGGTTCCGTCTATTGGTGGATCAGGTGGTTCTGGGTCACAATCTCCAGGTGATAACTCTGTTACTGATTGCTCTAACTAATGGCACTTTACAACAACACAACATACAAAGAAGCAACTCCAAAGAAAACTCGTCAAGGTACGGGTGCACATACTAAGTACTCTGCTACTTCAGCGAATAAGGCAAGGAAGAAATACCGTGGGCAAGGAAGAAAGTGACCTACCAAGCATTACCTAGGTGTTTACACATAAAAGATAGCCCTGTCGCTGGACAGGGTTTATTTGCTAAGGAGGATATACCTGATGATGTTTATCTGGGTATATCACACGTTGTGGTTGATGAAGATATTATGAGAACCCCTTTAGGTGGGTTTGTTAACCATAGTGAAGATCCTAATTGCATTAAAGTATTTGAAGAAGAGGAATGGGGAAAGATATATCATATGCGTACTATAAGACCTATTAAGAAGGGTGAAGAGTTGTTTTTAAAGTATACATTCTATCAGGTAACTTAAAAGTCGCTAAATAAAGTCACGAACTCGTGTAGTTGCGTATGCCGAAGGCTATTGACTTTAAAGACGTATCCATATCGTTGGGTATGAACCCAGTTACCGAAGACGTTCTTAACATAACCGACGAAGCTGCGGTTAAAAGAGCGTTATATAATATTGTGATGACCAGGAAGGGAGAAAGATTCTTCAAACCTGATCTGGGTAGTAATGTTGCGGATTTATTGTTTGAACCTCTCGACTCAGCAACTGCTTCTTTATTACAAGAAGAAATTCAATATGTTATACAGAAATACGAGCCTCGTATAAATTTACTTCGTTGCGATGTCTCTGCCAATTACGATGGTAATGGTTTTGACTGTGCGATTTCTTTTGAGATCATCGGAATTGAATCTGATGTCCAAATACAGGATGTAGAATTCTTCCTAGAAAGAACCCGATAAATGTCTTACGTTCAAGTTGCCAATTTAGACTTTACAGAGATTAAATCATCTCTGAAGGAATACCTACGATCTAATAGTGACTTCACTGATTACGATTTTGAAGGATCGACTCTTTCTACCCTATTAGATGTATTGGCGTATAACACGTACTACACGGCGTTTAACGCTAATATGGTAGTTAATGAGGCATTCCTCGAATCAGCGACCCTCAGGGACAATGTAGTGTCTCTGGCTAAGCAGATAGGATATCTCCCTAAGTCTTCCGTTGCTCCTACAGCAGTTTTGAATGTTGCTGCTGATTTTAGCACAGAAAATAACATTCCGTCAATTGTCAAATTGCCTAGAGGATCTCAATTCCTCACAAGGATCAATAGTACCACGTATTCCTTTATTACTGCTAAGGATTATGTTGTAGGTCTTAATAGTCAGTCAGTAGCTAATTTTGAAGACGTTGAGATTAAGGAAGGCAACTACGTTTTAGAAACTTTTACATTCAATGCAGCAATACCTCAAAGGTTTATCCTTCAAAACTCAGGAATTGATACAAGTACTCTTAAAGTTACTGTTCGACCAACATTTAATAGTACTAGTGTGGTTGAGTACCGCCTAGCAGATAACATTATTGGTTATGATGGTACATCACAGGTCTTCTTCTTACAAGAAGGCGAAGATGAACGTTATGAGATCATTTTTGGAGATGGAATCTTAGGTAAGAAACTAGATACTAACAATTATATCGAAGTTTCATATATTACTACTAATGGATCAGCAGCTAATGCTGCTAGAGTCTTTTCATACGGTGCTGTATTAGAAGATAACGTTGGTGGTAATGATTATGCACCTACGATTGTTTTAACTACTACTACAGCAGCGTCTGGAGGCGAATCCCTTGAATCAGTTGACTCAATTAAGCGAAATGCTCCGAAATTTTTCAATACACAAAGTAGAGCAGTTACCGCAGATGACTACGAATCGATTATCCGTCGCATTTTCCCTGCAATTGCTGACATTGTGTGTTTCGGTGGAGAAGACGCTAGCCCTCCTGAATACGGGAAAGTTAAAATCGTCATAAAACCATCGTATGCCAGTTCATTAAGTGCATACACCAAGAATTTGATATCTACAGACCTTAAAAAGTATGCTGTAGTCTCAGTTACACCAGAAATAGTAGATCCTTCAATTACATACGTTGAATTGAACTCAAATGTCTACTATAACAAGTCTTTGACCACATTAAATGAGTCAGAGTTGAAGGCAGCAGTTATATCTTCACTTACCAACTATAGATCTACCTCAGATCTAGAAAAATTCAATGGTAGGTTTAAATATAGTCGTATTGTTGGTATCATCGATGCTACCGATACTTCAATTACCTCTAATGAGACAGAAATCAAGCTAAGAAAGGATTTCATTCCTGTATTAAATACTGTAACCCAGTATGAGATCTGTTATCAAAACGTTATTAAGAGTGGATGCTCTCATCCATCTGTACAAAGCAGTGGATTTGTAGTTGCAGGTTATCCAAGTGATATAGTTTACCTAGCAGACGATCAAAAGGGTAATATTTACCTTTACAAGATCGATCCTACGACACAAGATAGATTTGTTCTAAATGCACAGCAAGGAACAGTCGATTATGTCAAAGGAGAGGTAATGCTAAACAGGTTAAATATAATCAAAGGAAGTTATGATGATGAGAGGATAGAACTTCGTGTCTCTCCTACCAATAAAGACATATACGCTTATCGTGAAGCATATCTAAGCCTTGATTTGCAATCTAGCGTATTCCTGATCACACAAGAAGCCCTAATCTGATAAATGGCAGGTCCAAGTTTAGCAGCACTGATTGAAAGTCAGTTACCTGACTTCGTTGTCGAGGATTATCCCCTCGTAACGAATTTCCTGTCCAAATATTACGAGGCACTATCGATAAGTGAGGGTCCACAGGACATTATCAACAATTTTGAGAAATATCTTGATGTTGATACATTCTCACCTGAGATTCTTGTTAAGACAGCGAGTTTGGAGATTGAAATACCTTTAGGTACTGATAATATCAACATTACAGTCGATAAGACTGATGGATTCCCTGATCGTAATGGAATCATTATGATCGATCAGGAAATTTTCTTATATGAGTCTAAATCTGATACTATATTCTGGAATTGCGTTCGTGGTTACAGTGCAAAGACTAAAGTTGGTGATTTGTATGAGGCAATCAACTTTGTAGAGTCAGCAGCTGCTGTACATAAGCAATATGCAGTAGTTAACAACCTAAGCAACCTTCTATTGGCTGCTTTAATCAAGAATTACGAAGAACAATATACTAGTGGTTTCCCATATCCTTATTTGAGGGATGAAACCAATAAGAACCTCCTTGTAAAGAGAATCAAGGACTTCTATAACGTCAAAGGTACACCACAGTCATTGGAATTCATCTTCCAGATGCTGTTTAGTGTTAAACCTGACATCATCTATCCAAAAGAGAATGTTTATAAGGCATCTGAGTCTGGATGGAACAGTAAAGAGCTATTAGTGTGTGAAGTTATATCTGGAGACATTAGAAAGATCGTTGGTAACGAGATTATTCAAACTCCTGATCCATATAACCCCGAATTGACTGCTGCTAGTGCAATTATCGACAATATAGTCGGTGAGCCTTATCAAGGTAGTCTACAATACACTTTAACTATCTCACCTGGTTCCAAATCAGGTATATTTGCTATTGCAAGACGTTCATTCCTTATGAATGACGTTTCTGTCAATGCAGGTGTTGGAGATCGCATCGATGTCTTCTCTACAGTTGGATTTCCAGAGAAAGATGGTCGAATAATCATTGGTGATGAGCAAATTACTTATAGTTCTAAAACAGCTACCCAATTTATCATTAAAGAGAGGGATGCTGTTAATAGTGACAACAAACAACTCTATGCTCACGCTAAAGGAGTACGTTGCTTCACTAAAAACAACTTATCTGGTTGGTATACCGAAAATGGAGTCCGTAAGGAAGTAGAACTTCGTATTTATGGTCTTGTATCTGGATTAGCGTCTAGAGGTATCGAACCAGAAGCAAGTGCTGGACTAGAGTATGACGAAACAGCAGATAATTACTTCGATGTCTCTGCTGGAGGGATTCCTTACGTTTCCTTCAACAATATGGTTGAATTTAAGTCTTCTGGATTCCAAGATGACTTACCATTGTCTAATGAGTGGATTGTTAACCAAAACTTTACCAAATTATCAGGTTCTGATCCAAGTAACGTAGGAACCAATAATATTAAGGATAAAATTCTTTCTGATGTCTCTGCAATCTATAGAGATGAAGAAAATTACTATATTGCGTCTTCTGGATTCCCATCTTATGCTATTGGACCTTTTGACAACATTGAAGTACCTGAAGATCAGGAACATCTTAAGATTATCCCTAGAAAACCAGTAAATGCAAGTGCAAAGGAAGTAACCACCTCAACTGAAGTTGGTGTGATGGTTAATGGTGTTCCATTGCTTAATCATAAGTCACCAAGGGGTCTAGACTTCGGAGAATTGCAGAAAATCGAAGTTACCGACCCAGGAAGAAATTATAGCGTTGCTCCTACGGTTATTGTTAGTGGAAATGCAACCGCAGAAGCAGAAATTAACGGATTAGGTGAAGTTACTTCTGTAACCGTCACAAATAAGGGTTCTGGCTACACAACACCTCCTACAGTTGAATTTACCTCTGGATCTGGTGGCGAATTCACTGTTTTGATCCAGCAAGGTGAAATTGCGAACATTTATCTCTCTGTAAACCAAAATGCTGAGATTATAGACGCTGGAAGCAATTACACGGAACCACCTGATGTTTTTATCTACGATGCGAGTGGAAAAGGTAGAGGTGCGTTCTATACTTGCCAGATAGACACTGCAACAGGTAAGATTACTGGATTCACTCAACAGTCTGGTGGATTTGACTATGAGAACGGTTCTACAACTGTCACATTAGTTCCTAAGTCTAGATCTGCTTCAGCAACTGCTGTTTTGACTAGATGGGAGTATAACAGATACTTAGAGATGTCTGTTGACAATGGTAATGCTGGTGGTATCGTAGATTTCGCAAATGACCCTAATTATGGTTATGCATATGGTCATATCATTGCACCTACGTCATTAAAGATCCTAAGACAGGATAATGTTGATGGTCAGGGTAACCCACTCTCTAATAAGAGTCATTCACCAATATTAGGTTGGGCGTATGATGGAAATCCGATATATGGTAGTTTTGGCTATGAAGATCCATTCCAAGATACGTCTGCTGCGAATCCTACTATCGAAAGGATGAAATCTAGTTGGAGACTTAAAGCAACTAGAGGATCGAACTCACCAAGCGAAACAACTTACTCAATGGGTCGTTTTACCAACGATTATGAGTTTATTGAACGTTTAGGAACATTAGACGCTAATAATGGTCGTTTCTGCACTACACCTGAATTTCCAAACGGTGTATACGCATATTTCTTAACTACAGATGATTCAGAGGCTCCTACCTTCCCATATTCGATTGGAGAGGCATTTTACAATGTTCCTATCGAAGAAAACTGGAAATCTAAGTCAAAACAGAAATATCTTCCAGATGGAGTCCGTAGAAGGACTGTAAACGCTACAGCAGACGGTGGAGAGCTATTAACGTCTAGAGTTAGCGGAATTGAGTATGGACCTATCACAAATATTGAAGTTCATCAATCTTCCTTCAATTTCACGAATGAAGATGTTCTATACATCGATAATTCCATTAATGACAATGGAGATGGACTATTTGCTGCTGTAGACCAAATTCAAGGTCAGGAAGTTGCAACTCTGACTTGTAACACTCCAAAGAACAATTATTTCACTTGTGACACTCCTGTTTACTTAAATCACGAATCTGTCCTTACTCAGAACAATACAAACGCTACAGCGACTGTAATTGGTCTAATTGAGGAGACTTCTAAGTTTGTTGTAAAAAATGTTACAGGTACCTTCAATCTTACTGATACAGTTGATTCTACAACTGAGATTTACAATATAACCTTTGATAACACAGTATTGGCAGCAGTTGGTGATAAAGTCATCTATACGATTCAATCTGCTGGCGTAGCACACGAAGTTGCTATTGGTAAGGTTTTACGTAATGTTGTAGACAAGAATACTGTTATTGTCGAAATACAGCCTGCTAACCCCAATGAACTGACTACTACAGACATTGATGGTAATATAGTTACTATACCCGAAGAACAATATGTAGATTTGGGATTCTTTAGCGTTGGTCAAGGATGTCAGATCAATACTGGTGCTGCAACCATTGTAAATGTTAGATCTCTATCTAAAGGATTCAAATTACTTGATATAGAAGATAATATTGCTGTTCTTAAGACTGCTTCCGTTAATCACGGTCTAGCAGTTGGTGATGATGTCATTGTTACTGTTGAACCTGATTCTTCTATCTCTACACAGAGCTATTCAGTTGAAACTAAGAAGTATCATACAGTACAATTAAACGAACCTACAAAAGTCAGTACTATCAATGGATCTGGAGTAGCAAGACTTAGTATTATTAATGCTGGTAGTGGATTTACTCCTAGTTCATCCTTTGTAGGACTTAACTTAACCAATTCAATTGGTACAGGTACTGCTGCAACTGTAACAGTCACTACTAATGCTGATGGTCACGTTGATAGTGTTCAAATTGTTTCAAAAGGAGACGGATACAAGTATGGAGATGTTGTTGTACTCCAACCTTCACTATTAGGTGGTAATGTTGGTAGTCAGACAGCTACATTCTTTGTAGATGCTGCTGGATGTGCCAAAACTGATACTGTCATAACTGTTACTAGTGGTTCTGGGTATTCAAGAGATGATATCCTTAAAATCACTGATGAATTTGTTCAGGTACTTAGTGTTAGTGGTAATTACCTAACTGTTCTTCGTGGTGTTAATGGTTCAGAGGCAGAAGATCATATTGAAGGTGTAGATGTTACACTTGTAACCAATTATTACAGATTTACTAAGGATACTAACGTTTCGTTTAGTGGAAACAATGCTTGGATCGATTCTTATGATCCTGAGACTCATAAACTCATTGTTTACTACCAAAATGAAGGTGACACCATAATTGACACTTCATCTGGATTCTTGGATGGTAGTACACCTGCTAAACAGGTTTCTATAGCTAGTGTCGAACCAACATCATTGAGATTTAGATTTAAGAAGTCTACAGAGTCTGAATGGAAGAGAAATATCAGTATAGACATTCAAAAGACGTATCGTTATGTTTTTGACACTTCTGATGCTTCTTTAGTTGACAGAAACCTCAAATTCTACGAGAACGTCTATAGAACTACTGAACTAGTACAAGCGTACCAGTCAACTCTCAAACCAGGTAATACTGGGTCGTTTACTGCGTTCCAGCTAGGATATGGTATACCTATAGATGGTGTTACTTGGAAGAGTGCTCCTGTATTGGATATTCCTACCAAAATCTATTACGGAGAGGTATCTGATAAGATTAATTCCGAAGATCAGTTCTTTACTCTTGTAGAAGACCCATTTGCAGGTAAGCACGCTGTCTTCTATGGATATGAAAGAGAATTTGCTTATAGACTACCTGCATCTCCTCAAAATGAAGGATTTACTAATGTTCAGTATTATACCGACTCTCTATACGCTGTAGGAGCGATTAAGAGGGTTAAAGTCATTAGTGGTGGTAAAAACTATACGATGCCACCTCAAGTACCTGGTGTCTTCTTAAACAAGCGTTTTAGAGGTGCCTTTACTGTAAATATGACCGATGGACGTATTACATCGATTACAGTTAATGATACTGGATTAAATTACTCCAAACCAGTTGTTTTACTCGAAAATAAAGGTGATGGAGCAAATGCTAAGTTTACAATTGAATTAAGAGCAGATGGAAGTGTAAGTCGTATTATTCCTGTTCAAGAAGGAACAAATTACGCTTCTACGACTACTTTACGTCTTTATGAGTCTGATGTTAAGTTATTTGCCCACGGAACCGATATTGGTAAGTTAGCTACCCTAGAAATCATTTCTTCGGGTAAGGACTTCAATAATGACCCAACTTTGGTGCCTCAGGTCAATCCACCCATTATTATGACTCTAAAAGATATGCCCGAAAAGGCATTCTTGAATGGAGAGCTAATTACGCAAAGAAATCCATCTGGAGACGTAATTGCTTCTGGTAGAGTTGATTATTGGGTTGATGGAATGAATATCCTTCGTTTGAAAGGATTATACGGAAAATTCGATCAAAGGTACTCAATCTACGGAGAAACACTTCGTAGTACTGCAAATATCCAAGTTATCTACGTTGCAAACATAACTCCTGAAATTGGACCTACAAGTACTTCAGTTGGTTCATATTCTAGTGATAGAAGCAAATTAAGTGCTGTTTCACAGAAAGTCCAAGATGGAATCTATTATCAAGATTATTCTTACGTAGTTAAGTCTACAGTCTCTATTAATGACTGGAGAGACTTTGTTAAGCGTTTTACACACCCTGCTGGATTTAACCTCTTTGGAGAGGTCTTAATCGAGTCAGATGGTGATGGAACGCAACCAGAGACCATAGACACTCCTCAAAGTGGCACAAAGGACAATGGCTACGGTGCGGTGATGAGTATCATCGAACCTGGCGTTTTGGGTGTTACTTGTAGTCATAAGTCCAGAAGAATCACTCAATCTCACGTTAGAGTTGATTCTATGTCTAAACAACGTGGTAAGGGAACTATTAACTATAGTGAACAGAATAACGTTGAAATTGAAGTATTTGACCTAGCAATCTCACCAGCCTTCGATGGTGCTGTTCAGGCAGATGGTACAATTACTGGTACTACTACATTCACATTATTCAAGAAAGACATCAATGAGGTACTTATACCTTTCAGAGCAACTCAATTAGTTGTTACATTAGACGGTGTTCTTCAGGATCCTGATACTGCGTATACAGTTTCTGGATCTACGATTACATTCGCTTCTGCACCATTAGGACCATATATCGATCCTAATACTGGTATATTTGTACCAGGCGTGACTTTCTATGGAAAGTCTATGAAATTCCAAGATGATGCGAATAATGCCGAATATATGCGAGAAGCGAATAATATCACTTCTGATTTTGATGGTACTACTACAGAATTCGATTTAGGCATTCCTATTGTAGATGGAGACCATTTATTCGTTTCATTAGATGGTGTTATTCAGGAACCAGATGTAGCGTTTACATTAACAACTAATCCTGGAAATGGTAAGATAACCTTTACAGAACCACCTAGACAGGTTGGTAAGATTGTAGAGCTAGAAATAGGTGATGCAACGAATTGGTTGGTTAATGACTTTGTTGTTGGACAGACTTCTGGAGCAAGAGGTGAAATCGTTGCTAAGAGGTTCTTCCAAGGTAATAAGTTCTTAGATGCTGCTAATATCATTGATAACAACGCTTCTGTACTAGCAGAAGAAGCAGTAGGTATATTAGACGATACAAGTAAATTTGCTCCTGAGTATTTCCAATATCCAGGTTTAGGAAGGAATCAGTGTATTGTTGACCTTAAGTCTGTAATGAGAGCAATGGCAGACGACCTTATTCAAGGTGGTAACAGTAACACTTATGATGCTGCTAAAGAATATTTGTTAGACCCATCTGATCCTCATTCAGATATTAAGCATATTGAAGGTGAAGTAGAGGCAACTCTATGGTCTATGAAGTATCTACAGGATATGGTTATCCTTGCGGTACGTAATAAGTTTGGTATAGACAATCTGTATGATTATCAGAGAGCAGCTGCATCTGACTTTAGATTAACACCTACAAATGCTACTTACTCTGCTGCCAATGGTACACTTGTACTAACCATACCAAATCACGAGCTTACTACAGCAGACTTCATAACCATTGCTGATAATGCAATGACTTGGACTTGTGATATGGATGGACAGTCATCTAATAAGACATATCCACGTCCAGGAGATCCTGCATACAGATCAACCCTTGATATTACTCAAGTAACAGATGATACTGTCACAGTTAATGTAGGTACAACTACTCTTGATACTCATACACCAACAGACGGTTCATATGATCCAGCAACGGGTCTTATGACACTTGATATTGGTTCACATAACCTTTCTGCTAATACTGCTGTTAAGATTGCTCCTAACTCCCTCTCATTCAAGTGTGAGATGGATCATAGAGATTCTGTTAAGACTTATCCTAGAACTACTGATCCTTTCTATGATAAAGCGTTTAATATTGTAAGTACTGGATCTACATTCCATACAGCAGAGACTGCAAGCTACAATCCTACAACAGGTATTGTTACAATTCAGGTTACAGACCACGGATTTGAAGATGGAGATAAAGTCAGACTTGCTGATGGTTCTTTAGTATTCAGTTGTACCTATGGTGGTGGAACTCACAACTATGTTGGTGGAACTGCTGCTAATGCAATCCAAGTTACAGGTGGTTCTCAGTTTGATGTCACTGATGCTGTTTACAATCCTTCATCAGGTGATATCCAGTTAACTATTGGTGCTCACAGTCTTACAAATGTAGATACAGTTACTATTGCTGCTGGATCCTTAGTCTTCCAGTGTGATGAAGATAACTTTGGTTCTGATCACTCTTATCCAAGAACAACTGATCCTGTATACAACAAACCAATTGGAATTACTGCAACAACAGGTACTACTATCACTGTTAACGTTGGTGTAAGTTCTCCTGGTTCTGCATACCCACGTGCTACCGATCCTATTAGTGGTAAGTTTATTCCTATCTCTAATGTAACTCAAAATACATTTGATATACAGTGTTTAGACACTCTTCCTTCTTCCAATACTGATGTACACACATTTGTTAGTGCTACTGCTAATGGTGTTGAGCTAGAGAAGGGTACGATTACATTACAGGTTGGTCAAACACCCCTAGTGTCTCACGATGTGTCAGACGCTACATATGACCCTGTTACTGGTGATGTTGAATTGACTATTGGTCAGCATACACTAGCAACAAACACAAGTATTAAACTATTAGATAACGCACTAACCTTTACCTGTACTCAAGGTAGTGGTAATTACTCATATCCTAGAACTGACACTATCAGTCATACAGCTGCTAGTGGTACTGTCTACGATCCAAATACAGGTGTGATGACTGTTCACACAACAGTTGCACATAATATGGCAAATGGTGAATGGATTAAGTTTGAAGATGGATCTCTATCATTAAGTTGCAATTATGGATCAGTTTCACATCAATATGTCGGTGGGACTGCAATTGATGCTGTCTCTTCAGGTGGTAATAATTTTAATGTTATTGGTGCTCAGTATACTCCAGGAAACGGAAACTTAGTTCTTACTATTGGAACTCATACATTAACCACTAGTGACACTATAACCATTGCTACTAATTCATTATCATTCACTTGTGATGAGGACAATTATGCAACTGTCCATACCTATCCACGTACTACTGATCCTGTACACAACACTGCTATAAACATTGATGCTGTAGATCAAGGTGCTGGTACTATTACAGTTAATGTTGGTCCTGTCTCTGGTGGACAAACTAAGACATATCCTAGAGCTACAGATTACCCAAGTAACAGATGGTTAAAGGTATCTAACGTTAGTGCTACTACATTTGATGTAACTGTTCTTGATGAGATTCCTTCTACAAATACTAATCCTCACGTATTTGTTTCTGCTGTAACTGATGGTATCAAACAGAAGAAAGATCCTTTCCGTGATACTTCAATTAATATTAAGGCAGTAAGTAATACAACAATTACTATTAACATCCTTAATGTAGCACCTTCTACTAATGTCACACCTCATACATTTGTTTCAGCACTTCCTGGAGCAGTTGTTAGTGGTGGTGCCTATTCTCATAAGTTTGTTGGTGCTGCTACTGACGCTATTATATCAGGTGGTAACTACGCTCATACATTTGTCAGTGCAACATCCAATTCTATTGGTGTTTACTCTGATCCTTACAATATTGACAACCCTGTAGCAAATACCTTCATTGATGCTGCAAAATTAATCAAAGATAATAAAACTTTCGTTGCTGAAGAAGCAGTAGCAAGAATGGCTACTGGTAATCTACGTAGCGTCACTGATGCAACGTATACTGCAACAACTGGTCTCTTAGAAATGAATATTGGACCTCATTCATTTACTACTGGTGAGATCGTCCAAATCCCTGATGGGGCCTTGACTTTCACGTGTGCTCAAGATAACTATCAGACAAATCATATCTATCCAAGAGCAACTGACCCTGCATCTGGTAAGAATCTTTATATTACAGCAACCTCTTCTAATACAATTACTGTTAATGTAGGAACTACTGTTGCTGGTAACCATACACATAACTTTATAAGCAATACAACTCCTATCAAAGTTGGAGTAGGTGTAATTGCTGATCCATATTATGATGATGCTGTTTATATCAAGTACGAGGGTACTCCTCTTACTGCTACTGATGCATCTTATCTTCCTGACACTGGAATCGTTACTATAACAGTACCTACTCAACAATTTACTGTTACAGGTGCTTCATATAACCCAACTTCAGGTGATATGGAGTTGACTATTGGTACTCATCACCTAACAACATTCGATAAGATCAAATTATCTCCCGATTCACTATCATTCAGTTGTCTATACAACGGAACTACACAGACTAAGACATATCCTAGAGCAGCAGGTGCTAATACTACAAGTGGTGCTGATTATGCCTATGACACTTGGTTACCTGTCCTCAAATGTGATACTGCAACTATTACAGTTAATGTAAATGGTGGACAAGGTGCTATTAGCCACGATGTTCCTCATACATTCATAGGTTCTGGTTCTAACGGTGTTACAACATACGGTCACGGACTAACAGATGGTGATTATATCAAACTAATTGATCATTCACTCACATTTACCTGTGATGAAGATGGTAATCAGACTAATCATCCATATCCAAGAGAGACAGATCCTATAAGCGATAAGTGGATTCCTGTATCAAATGTTACAACTAATACATTTGATATTCAATGTTTGACTACTATACCATCTACTAATGAGACTGATCATACATTTGTCTCTGCAATGACAAATGGAATTATCAAGCAAGATGGTGTTATCGTAGGTAATGTTGGTAAGTCTTCAAATCAAAGTCCTCATCAGTTTGTTCCTCAAGTAGGTAAGACACCTACTAATGCAGTATATACTCCTTCCAATGGAATAATGGAAGTTACTATTGCTGACCACGGATGGAATAATGGTGATTGGGTTAAATTTGATGTAGGTTCTATTGTATTCCGTTGTGATGAAAATGGACAGGCTGATGATCACGCATATCCTAGAGCAATTGCAGATACCTTTACTGCTGATACAGGTACTAGCTATGATCCTAGTACAGGTGTACTAAACGTACGTACAACTGTTGCACATAATCTGTCAGATGGTGATTGGATTATGTTTGAAGATAATGCAATCTCATTTACTTGTCTTGAAGATGCTGGACAAACAACACACAGTTATCCTAGGTATACAGACTATCCAAGTAACAGATGGCTAGAGATTTCTAATGCTTCTGGTACTTCATTTGATGTTACTGTATTAGATATTATTCCATCCACTAATGCAACTGACCATACTTTTGTCTCAGGAGTCGCAGATGGGATTAAGCATAAGAAAGACTGGGGATCTGATGGTTGGTTCGAGATCAGCAATGTAACAGATGATACATTCCAAGTAATCGTCAATACAACTATACCATCAAGCAATACAACTAATCACGTATTCCAATCTGCTGCTGCAAATAGTGTTAAGAAAGCTTCACTAGCAACTGGTGGAACATATACACACGTCTTTGATAGAGCACTTGATGATGCTATTACTGTTAACACAGGTGCGAAATTCAAACCAACAGATGTTGCATATGACCCTGCAACAGGTGATATGGTGTTGACCCTTGGTAGTCACTCTATAACCACTTCTAATACTGTCACAATACTAGAGCACTCTATTATAATGAGATGCTCAATGGATGCTAATGAGACTCCACACGCATATCCACGTAAAGGAGATCCTTCTTATGGAAGGAACTTAGTAGTTAAAGCAGCAGATGCTACTACTATTACTGTACACGTTGGTAAATCTGTACCAATACCATACGAACCATCTTCTGTCGTTTACGACCCTTATACAGGTGATATCACAATGGATATCGGACCTCATAGGTTGAATAGACATACAGGATTCAAGTTCTTTGGAGATGCTATCTCTCTAACTTGTGGTATGGACAATCATTCAACTGTCCACACATATCCTCGTGCTTCTTCACACGATGCACTTGGCGATTGTGTTGATGACGTTAAAGATATCCTCAAGGCTATTGTCTTTAACCTTAAGTATGGTGGTAATAACAAGGTTTGGGATGCTGCTGATCTATTCATAGACAAAGATGGATACCTAGAGCATATTCAGCACTCAGTACCTGAGGTGTTGAATGTAATGGGACATCTTAAGACTATTCTCGCTAACGTTATCCGTAGTAACACAGTTAATGTTGTTGGTACTCACGGTTTAACTCAGATTAAGGATCCTACTATTACTAAGGAATCTAACGAATGTGCACAGGTTGAATCTGCTGTTAATACATTTGTTGGTTTGATTGAGAATGCTGTACAGAACCCAACTACATTTGAATCTGGTGTAACTAGAACTATTCCAGAGAGATGGCCTATTGAGTACAGTTCCTTGACTGCTAATAGAGACCTTACTATTACTGTTGATTCTACTCCTCAGTGTGCACAGGTTGAATCTGCTATCAGAACATTATTCAGTATAGTTCTTACAACTATTAAAGAGACAGCATATAACAATAATAACTATCTACTAACTTTAACTCAAGACTTCCCTAATCCTAATAGGATTCAGGTTGAGATGACTGAGAAAGAGTTCTTGAATGGTGAAGATATTCAAAGTGAAGCAACTTTGAATACAGTTGGCATTTCTAGTACTTCTGTTATTGCTCCAGGTGTTCAGCAGAAATTCTTTGGATTCAAGCACGGTAAGTACTATAAGATGGACTCCATTGAAGCTCAATTCAATGATGCTCAGACTATATTTGAATTAGAGCGTAATGGTGTTCCTTTCTATGCAGAAAGAAGTCAAAACGTTGTAGTTATACTTAACGGTGTTATCCAGCAGAACAGAATAGCATATAGAATTGAAGATAATATTATCGTATTCCAAGAAGCACCTACAGAAGGATCTGCTTGCTTTATTCTATACTTCTATGGTTTAGACCCAGAACGTGTTCTCTTAGGATTCAATATTGAACCTCCTGGTACCTTTAAGAAGTTCTTCAGATTAACTGTAGACCAGCAAATCGTTCTTCCTTTAGAAGGTGCAGATTGTTGGATCTCTACTGATCCTAATGGTGGCACTCATACCTATGAGTACTCATATGCAAGAGGTAGAATCTATAAGCAGAACTGGGCACCTGGTGCTAGAAACCTTCTATTCGTTGAGGGTGTTACTGCACAGAAAGTTAACTGGTTGAATGGTACTTTAAGTATAACCAGAGACAGAGGAGCTACTGCATCATTACTTGATGTGACAGTTCAGGCAGTTGAAGAGACTACTAACTCTGACTTAAGAGAAAAATTATTTAATAGACAGGATAGAATACCTTCTACACTTAAGACTGGTGACTTTATTCAGATCGATGGTGAGGCTGGTACTCGTTCTATCATCCGTGCTGCTAGAGAAGCACTTGTAACTTCTGGTTATGATAGTGATACAACAGTTGGATCATTCTTCAGAACTTATGAGTATGAAGTTGTTATCAACGTTGGTGCTTATTCTGGTCAGATTGAAGGAGATGGTGCACAGGCAGTTGCACGTATTGATGCTGAGTTGAGATATCACTCACTTACATCTAGTAGACAAGCTGGCGTAGAATTCCTACCTAATGATGTTGTATGTCAGTACAATGATCAGAATGATATTAACTCTGGCATAGTATGGCAAGGTACAGTTAAGAACTACATTCCAGCTAGAAAGACTTTAGAACTATTCAGTTTATATCTTGATGGTGCTGGCAATACTGATCCAGTAGCTGCTAACTTCCGTCCTGGCGAAAAGGTTTATATCAATAATGTAGCTGGTACAGAGTGTATTGGTCTTCAATACCTCAAACCAGGTGGTGTTAACAGTATCGTACTTTCTAAGAGAGACAACTCTACTTACTTCGATAACATCGCTTCTTGGAGAACCGATAATGTATTGAACAAAGGTCAAGCTAATTTGGGTGCTGCATTTGTTCAGCAAAATGCTAGTGCTAACAATATATCACAAGAATATGACTTTAGTTCTTCTCTATATTCTGATGATTTACAAGATCAGATTTCTAAGAACTATCGTGAACCTCCAATAATGATCTTCCGTAGTCAGCCTGAGGTTGACTCAAATGGTGATCCAGTTGGAGCACCTGCTGGCGGTGGTGCACGTGCTAATGCTGTTACTGTTAGAGGTGAAATAGCAGATACTGAAATTATCTCTGCTGGTTCAGGATATAAGGTTCCTCCTCAGATCCTGTTTACTAGAGGTTATTTCGTTATCCGTAAGAACCCTCTTGACATCCAGAATCTTACTACATTCGGTATCGAACCAGTAGGTATTGATGCAGCTGTATTAATGAGATCTTACCTTTCTACTATTAAGAAGGGTGGTGCACAAAGGACTTGGGCACAATGGGCTGCTGTTGTTCCTTATGGTGTCTCTATAGTATTTGGTAATGCTGGTAGTCCTGCATATGTCATTAATAGATCATATGATCCTATAATTCATATTAGGAAGATTATTGATCTACAAGATCTTGCTACTAAACCTCAACCACAAATAATGGTTGAGCTCAAACCTGAACAAACAAGAGTTCAATATATTAAGACTAACGTCACCAATACACAATGCACAGGTGGTGTTCAGGGTGTCTCGGTTGCTCTTACTAAGTACAAGTTTACAGAGACAAAATTAACTGCTCAGTCAGGTGCTATTGAGAAACAAGCAGGTACCAACCCTCAAATGAAGGGTGTTAAGGAGACATTCAGTCCTGGTAACCTTGGTCCTCATTTGAATTACCTACAGAGCTTCAAGTTTGAAATTCAACCACAGAGTACAACCAATAACAATGGATACTACACTGATGGTATGGGTAGAACAATACAATACATTATGGGAGATATGAATATAGGATGGTGGTCTGAAAAGTATCCTAACTTGACGATTGAAGATTTTGAGAATCCCGAAGTCTATAATTCTCAAGTTAATGATCCTGGTGACACAAATAACTTTGTGTATATGCAAGGATCTGAGGTACATTTCGGTACCAAACTTACATATTCCGCTTTGGATAATCCAAATGGAACTGATACTATCTTAGTTGATTCTACTGCTGGATTCCCCGCAAATGGAGGTAGCTTCATTATTGGAAGTGCAGCAGATCAAACCAAGGTAGAAAAAATGACATATACACAAGCATTCCCTGACAGGTTTGTTGGTTGTGTACGTGTTAATCCTTTGGGTGTAGTCGAAAAAGGATTTAGTGCTTACGACTTTAATACTACTAACGTAGGAGCATCAGTCGTATCTGGTGGAACAGTTTTTGATTCCAACATAAATTATCTCTTATTCTCAGGTGCAGGTGGAGCTAGATCCGCAACATTTGCTCCTACTGACTTGACTA